TTACCCATACCATAAAACAAACCTAGATTAATAGTCTTAGCTTGTCCTCTAGGTATATCTGCTATTTTAGCTACCATACTATGAAAGTCTGCTGCCAATTGAATATCTGGGTCATTTGGGTTTTCACCTGCCTCATCATACTTATCCGCAATAGATTGAACTCCAGTGGTTCCTAACGTTGCTAAAGCATAATGCACCACCAGTCTAGGCTCTTGCTGAGAATAGTCAAAACAACCCCATCTATGGCCTTCTTCGGGCATAAATATAGACCTAATACCCTTACCAATATTACTATAGTTAGGTAGTTGTTGTAGGTTAGGGTTTGAGTAAGATAACCTGCCGGTTATGGTTCCTCCAAAGTCTCCTTTTAACTGATGTATATCTGCATGTATTCTACCATTATAAACATAATTCTTAATAGACTCCAAGAAAGTATTCTTTAGTTTATCAAGTTCTCTTGCACTTGCGATAGCTCGAAGCACTGGATGTTTGTGATTCTTTAAATAGTTTTTTGTAAAAGAAGGTTTCTGTGTCTTCTCTGTTCTATCAAAGTCATCAATACCTAGTTTGTTACATACAAGTTCAATACTTTTTGCAGCCCAAACTTCAGGATACATACCTGTGTCGTCATGTATTCTTTTTATATATTTATCATAAGACAATTTTAATTGGTGATCTAGTTGATCAACCTGTGATTCACTAACCCTTACACCTTTTACTTTCATATCAAGTATACAAGGAAAAACTTTTTGTTCTAATTCAACAATCGATTGTAAGTCTTGATGTTCAATTTCTTTTTTAAGTTCTTGCCACAAAGCTAAAGTTACTTCTGCATCTCTTTCAGCATACTCACCTACATACATAGCAGGAAGTTTGTACATCTCTGCTTTAGGATCAACACCCCAATCTTTTGCTGCTTCTTGTAATGCAGATTCATTTTTACCCATACCTGTATAGTATTGTGCTACAGAGTTTAAGTCATATCTAAATCTATTTTCATCAACTAAAGAAGTCATAACCATTGTATCAACAACTGTTCCGTGAACCGTGAGCCCTAGTCTATGAATCCAACACATATCGTAGATAGCATTGTGAAATATTTTATCTGCTTTTGTTTTAAGTACATCTTGAAACCAACCAAGAACTTTTTTTCTTTCCATGTTTGGTCCTGATTCATGCGCGATAGGATAATAGCCTGACCAATCTTTAACAGCTATTGCAATACCAACTACATCACCTTGTCCTCTCATCGAAGAAGAACCTTTTGTTTTTAAATCTGGGTCCTTAGTTTCTAAGTCGATAGCTATCTCATCATATTTAGATAAATCTGGAAAATCATCTGGTGGAAACCATTCTGTCTGTGCAGTGAATAAAGGTTTTTGTATCATTTTGTATCTTTCATCTTTTTAATTTCTAGATCACAATAGTGTTTGATCTTCTCAAGATCTTCTACACCATTTTTGTGTAAATATCTACAAACATATTTCACAACGTTTCCTTGAAAGAATGATAAATCATTCTTTGAAATAAATTCATAAGGTTGAATGTGAAAGTCTTTATAGTGAGATCCTCCAATTTGTTTGTCTTGTGGAAAGGCCTCATCAAATATATTATCATCCGTCATATTTTTCTCCTAAGTAAGTTTGTAATAATGGGAAAGGGTGTCTGGTGTATCCAGGGGAATTAAATAAATATAATTCTTTTTTAGCTCTAGTAACCCCCACATAACAAGCCCTAATCTCCTCGTCTTCGTCTTGTTGATTTCCTTTATTATATGCATTTAAGGAATAACCCCACTCAACAGCCAAGACTACTTTATCAGCTTCTTTTCCTTTTACTCCATGAATAGTTGATAATGTAATTTCAGTTGTTAAATTTTTATTTTTTTCCCAACAACCTTTTAGGTAATCATTAAAGTCTCCTCTATCTCTAAATATAGCTTTAGGTTTTTTAGCCGATTTAATTCTTGTAGTATCAAAATAAAAAATTTCATACCACATTTTTTCTAAAGGAGCATTGAGATAAAATTTGTTTTTTAATTCTTCATATGAAAACATCTTGTCTGCTTCATATAATTCTATTGGTGCTGTATCTTTTTTAGATAAAGCAGTTTTCTTTCTTTCAGAAATAAATTCTACATTCATTTGTTTAACCATCTTAATATAATCTGTGCCTTTAATTGGGTGATCTTCTTGCAGGGTATGCCAAAACTCTATAACTTCTTTACAACCATCAGGAAAAGAACTTTTAAATTTACCCCTGTCGTCCATGCTTTGTGATTTTTCTAGCCATATTAAATTATTTTCTTTTAAAAATTCAGCGTAAGGCCTAAGAAGATTATTTGTTCTTGCACAAAAAATAATTTCAGAGTTTTTATTTAAACCCTCTACTTCATCCAAACCATTTATATAAGCTATATGTCCTTCGTCTTTATTTTCTGGGTGTATTCTTTTATGACAAGTAAATTCATTACCTAATCTATTATTTATTTCATCCCTTATACCTATAGCAAAGTCATATATTTTTCCTGGAAGCCTATAAGATGTTTCTAAACGCGTAACATTTTCTTTTTTACAAGGCCATTTTTGAAATAAACGAACGTCTGATCCTTTCCACCCATATATAGCTTGATCATCATCACCAACTAAAAATAATTCTTCAGTTTTTTGTGCTATTTTAGATATGACCTGCCATTCTAATTTTGAAAGATCCTGTACTTCATCAACCAGCACTAATTTATAAGATGGAAATTCTACTGTAGGGTATAAAGCTTTTAATAACATATCATCAAAATCAATAACTCCTGTCTGACTTTTAAATTTTTTAAGATTAGTATAAAAATAAGTTAATTGCGCTGTGTGTACATATTTAAATTTATCATTTTCACTTTCTCTAAAGTAACTTATAATTTTATCTAAATCATCTTTGTATTTATGTCTTTTATCAAAACCTATTTTATGATGTGCTTTGTTTATTATGTCATAATAAATAGCTAATTTTTTATCTTCTTTTTCAGTCCATGCTGCAGGCACGTCATCATCCCTGTCGTATTTTTCATCATCCAACATAACCCAAGTGTCAGGATCAGAAGCCATTCTTTTTTTAAAATCTTTTTTTACACTAGAGTTTAAAATGTCATGTTTACCTATGTGATCTAAACAAAACTTATGTATTGTTTTAATTGATTCAGCTTGTTTTTCTGTCAACAAACCATTTTTAATAACCCTAGCTTGTAATTCCGCTGCTGTTGCTTTAGCAAAACCAATTAATAAAACTTGATCTAAGTTAACACCTCCTTTAATATAGTCAGCTAAGATTTCTAATATCTTGGTTGTTTTACCACAACCAGGACCACCTAATATTTTATATCTTTTCCTGTAAAACTTATCTAACATTAAAACGGACTTTCTTTTTCTTGATTAACATATTCTGGAACTTCTTGTTCTGTTGCAGGCTCATTGTCAAACTGTTCTTTATGTAAAACATATACCCATCGTTTAACACCTTCTTTAATGTGAAACTTATCTCTTGTAATACCAGGAATTTTTTTTAACATTTGGTGAGTAACGTCTGAAGTAATATTCCATTCATCAGCTTTTATATATTTAAAAAAATCACCAAAAGTAAATTTAATTGAAGACTCATCTTCAAAAGGTCTACCTAATAATATTTTCTTTTTATCTTTGGTTACTCTAGTATTAAAACAAAAACTTTCTAAACTTGTTTTTAATCTAAACGTTGGTAGACTTTCTTCTGGTGCATCTATCTCTGTGGCTTTTTCTTGAAGTGCTCGTAGTTGCATGTCCCAATTTTTAATTTTAGGTGGTGTCTTACCTGTTTGTTCTGTTGCAGCTTCCCTTGCTAAATCTTGTTTAACTAATTCTTTTGACGATAGACCTACCTCTTCACCATTAAAACCTAAGTACCAAATTTTAGGGTTAGATGTTACATAAGACAAAGGACCCAATACTAACTCACTACTTAATGATCCACTTATACCAAACTTTCTTTTAATACATTCTTCTTTGTTACAATAACTTTTTAACCAATCTTGGTCACACCTGTATACATAATCTTTTTTCTCTCTAGAACCTATGACTCCACTTACTTCACTAAAGCCCATACCTTTTCCTTTAGGTTCGAAGAATTGTTTATTGTACTCTAAAGTTTTATCTTTCCAATCTTCAGGATACCTTTGTTTTACATACCTAGTCATATCTAATAAAACTTCGTTTCTTTGACTTTTAGGTACACCAAATTTTGCAAGTGCTTGCATACAAGGAGGACCATCTTGGAACCATTCCCCAGAATCTCCTTCGTCTATGTTTGATTTTAATGTTTTGAGTTGTTTGGGAGTGACTGTATTTCTTTCGTAGTGTTCAAAGAACTCTTCCAGGGTGGCCCTAGAGCCATCCTCTTTTATCATATACCTCACAGTATCTTTATGATTGTGATACGGAAGATTAATCCAACTACCTGCTGAACCTTTTTCAAGATTTAAATATTTTTGTACAGGAAATATTTTATCAGGTTTACAATCTCCAAATATATTTTTTATTGAATGTAATTTTTCTCTTAATAATAATGCAGGGACTTCTTCTGTTAAAAAAATGTAAACATGTATGCCACCACTTTTAGATTTAAAAGGTATTACTGGTACATTTAAACTTTTTATTTTTTTATATAATTCTTTTACATCAGGTTTATATTCATCTAAATCTATTGCACCCCAAGTACATTTACTGTCACTAGTAATAGGACAAAGACCTAAACTATCTGCTTGTATAATTTTTGTTTTTGTTTTAACATTAAACTTAACCCCTTCTAAGTGTGCTTTCCACATTTCTTCTGTATGTGCGTAAGAAGATGTAAATGAAGTACCAGATTTTTTACCGTCACCATTGCTTTGATCAAGTACATGGTACCCAAATCTTTCTTCCAAACCTTTAAATATCTTTCTAAACTTTTCTACCATAATAAATATACAATTAATTTTCGTGGGCGACTCCACTCTCGCTTTGACGCCCACTACCTAGGATTCGATTAGTAAGGAGAGTTAGTTTTCTCTTCTGTACCGTGTTTAGCTTGCACCTCACCTTTACCAACAGACTCAGCAAAAGTTTTTGCTGTGCCATAAAGGTCTGCATTTTCTACAGGACCAACTTTAGATACATCCCAACCAAACCACGTTCCTTTGTCGTTAGACATCTGAGTTGTAGATAGTTTATAAATGTGGCTGTAAGTTGGCGGTGTAAATAAACCGTTCTTACCTTGCATTTTAATACCCATCATCATTGAATTCCATTTTCTACTAACTTTAAGTTGTGTAGATTTCATAGAGATCAACGCTGTTGATGGATTGTCTCCTACAGTCAATACAAAATGACTCGCAGTGTTATCAAGATAATTACCATTTGGTAATCTATCTTTGTAATCTTTACCTCTTGTGGTTTGATTAACAATATCACTGTTTGCGTCATGAATTGCAACAGGTGCACCACTTCCTGTGGTACCTCTATCTTGCCATTCTATGTATTGTCTTTTGTAAAAAACAGGTATGACATTAATTGTGTCATACAATGCATTAGTTACAGTATTT